GAGTCAAATGCGTGAAGAACTAATCAGACAAGCCACCGTAGGATCCCTGCTGACTTTGCTCGCTTTTGTAATCTTCTGGATTACACAGCGCCGCTTAGCCCGCAGAATGAGATTAACTCTTTCCAAACCCCTGACTATCATGAGCGCCCTAGCCCCCCCTAGGTCCAAAAAGGCATGCCCCTTTCTCCCCGGAGAATGTGGCTGCCGAGCTTGTGAAAGCCAGAAGGGAAGAGTCCTCACAGTAGACCCCTCTATAAAAGAGGGAGTGAGTAAGAAAGATGTACATCCTAAGAAGAGACAGATGGAGATACTCTACGGCCACCCAACAAACCAAGTCCAAGGACATGAGTGCGGAAAACACGTTGTTCCAGAGGAACAAGTGAAAGCACCCAAAAACCTTGTGATCTTAGAGGGACGGGAGGCTGAAGGAGTCGAGAGGTTCGGAGCTGGGTTCAACCCTATCCTCATGGACAAGAAGTTAATTTACTCTTCTGATGTCCGTGACGCAAGCCCGCTACCCGCGAGAAAGATGAACGTCATACCCCCTGATTCTGAAGGTCACCCTACAGGATGGGAGGTGAAGAAGGTATTTCAGTTTTACCAATCGTTCGTCCCTGCGAGTGAGAGAATGGAAAGCGCTAAAATCCAGTCATGGAGTTTAGACGGCGTTCCACAAAAGGGCATGAAAGGCTGGGCTTTCGAAGTCCAGAACAATGACTCGATCATATTTTGGTCCCGAGATGGTTACTGCTTTTTCAGGTGTTTAGCTGCCTTCCTAGAGTTTAATGGGTTGGAGCAGACTTATGAAGAGTGGTACTATTCTGCGGATTTATTCGGCGTTAACTCCATAAGGAAAACTCTCCCCCGTGTTAAAAACATGCGCTTTGTAGCCTATAGAGTTTCAGACAAACTTAGACACGTGGGGCTCGAAATAGACTTCTCGAAACGTCCAGAAGACAACTTTGATGAACAGGGAGTTCTAGACTTGATTGCTAACGAGGAGGAAGAAACGAGGAACAGAGCTAACCAGCAACAGCTCGTCATAAGAGAGGGAGAAGATTTGATAATCCCAGGGCAAAACATCGTTAAGGTGAGAATTCCTAACGGTTTTAAAAAGAGAGGACCTAAGAAGATCCAAGCCCAAAAGAAGAAAAACCTCGCCGAAGGTAAAACTGTAGAGGATATCAAGAGAGAGGCAAAGCTGGAGAAAAAGGGATTCAAGGAAGTGGACGATCCTGTCTTGAAAACCCAAATGAAGTTGAACAAGATGAAAAGAAGGATCGATAAGGCTAGGGAGAAGTTAGAAGCACTTAAAGTTGCATCTTTGAAGCCTGTGGAAAAGAAAAACAAACAGCTCCCCCTTACGGACATGGTCACAGTGCCCTTGACCAAGAGACTTAACGACATGAGGTTTAGCCTAATCGGCAATTATAGAAAAGCCTTGTCGGATAAGCTGGAATGCGAGTATTGCCCAAACAACTTCAAGTTGCTCATGTTCACCACCATGTTGAATGTGATGCGACGAGGGTTGTATAATCAAGACCTCGTGGATTTCGGTCAAGACCTGGGAGAGATATGTGTGAAGTGTGCGTGCACAACCTCCAAACCCGTACTTTTCGACAAAGCCCTTTTCGCTAAGTTGGAAAAGATGGGTATTGCCTTCAAGTCAGTCCAAGAGGTGAAAGTCACTCAGGACAAAGAAGTGTATGGTGGGTTTATGCAGACACTATCCAGGAAATTGTGGCCACAAGGAGTCACTGGAATGTTTTTCCAGAACTGCCCGAAATTGCAAGCTCACGCAATTTCATGTACCAGCGGGAAATCGAGCGAATATTGGGTGCAAGTCGGAGCGGACAGTGAGCACGCAGGGTCGAGACTGCTGGCAAACATATACCAGTCAGAAAACTTTGGAACAGAAAGGAATACCTTGTACGTAGACGTGCAGTCGAAGTTTATCAACTCGTTAGACTACATCAGAGAGTTGTATACCTATCAGCCAGACTACACCCCACCAGCCAGAAAACCTCGAAGGATAGAGAAAACCGTCGAAAGAGGGGCTGGATTTTTGTTGTACAGACAGAACGTCACCGTCATGGATGACAATTACATGCACAACAACTTGGGAGCAGCGATCAAGAGGATCGGCGACTTGTTGGACATAGAGGTGGATGTCACCGTGGAGTTAGACGAAGCGAACAAAAGGGGCGACATGGCCACTAAGACTAAGGGAACTTTCGATCTGGAATCATTCTATGAGTCTGTGTCCGAGTATGTGGCTATGAGAGCCAGGTTGGGGGTGGAAACGGGAAGAATTGTGTTCATCTTCTCGGACATGCACTGGTATGTGGACCATGCTGCATGGAACAAAATGCTCAAGAGATTCCCAATGAATACTTCAGTTCGAGCAGTTGGAATGGATTTCCCGTCACAAAATGGATGGTATTATATCGGTGACGGAGAGGGAACGGTGGAAATTTTAGATGGTACAGTCACCTTCCACGCTAGAGGAAACGGCGCTCCTTACGTCCATCCGAACACTAAATTGGGAATGACTGACATTGATAGCACCCAGATGACGCCTCATGGTGGACACTTGTCCATCAACTACCGAAGTTGGATTGGGATCAATTTCGGTGATTGTGAGGTTAAGACGAGTTATAGAAGAACGCCTCAAATCCCACAAGTCACTAGCTACCTTTCAAAGGATTTCAAAACGAAGAGTGACTTCGCAGTGACCCTCTTAAGACATGAGGTGAATAAAAACATCACTGCACAAATTGTTCAAGCCGCGGTGATCTTGAACAAAGACGAAACGAAGGACACCCTTCCAGCCTTCATAAAGAGCTCAATTACGTACTTCTTGCATAGAGTTTTCATTGGGCGATTACCGGCATCAGGTCTGAATGAGGAAGACCACGAGCAACTGAGGAGAGCAATCCTATTTCAAGGTTTCAAGGAAAACGCGGAAGTTTTCTTTGAGATCTGCAGACACGTCATCATCGCTGTATCTACAGTTTGTTTGGCGATATGGCAGTCAGCGTCTGAGAGAGTTGCTGAAGTCTGTGCTGTTGTGTGGGGACCTGCAGAGGTGGTGGTGGCAATGCCAAGAACTCAAGTGGACCACCCTCTGGAAATGACCGGCCTAAAGGTAGCTTTGTGGAATGCATACCACGAATTCATCAGATTGCTACCTGAAGATTGTTTGGGGAGAATGGTCAGTGGATTGGAGGAGGTGTATACCAGATCGTACAACTTTCTCGAAGCAGTGGGAGAAGGAAGACCCACGATGGAAGTCGGAGGTATCTCCGAATCAATAATGGTGTTCGTTGAACAGGTAGACACCACGATCTGGGCACCAGCGGAGAACTTAACCGGTTTAACCGAGAAAATCGTCGAGAACGTCGTTCAGAAGAGCGAACCGACAGAGTGGTCAGACGATCAATGGGCAGCAGTGTTTTTCTTGTGCACCATTGTCGCGATAAGGGAGCTGATAGTACTAGTGTACATTATTTATGTACACATCTCCCGAAGAAAGCTGAAGGCATTTTGGTCGCAGAGCGAAATCATGGAAAGAAATGGAGTTAGCGACATATTGTTCTCTGGACTCGGGGACGTAGAGAAGGGTTTTTTCGTTGTGAAACCTGTGGAGGAAGTCCAAGATGTGAACCAGGAAAATCCTACGTTCGTATCCTGCACTTACTACTTGGGTAAACAGTTAGTGGACGAAAAACAGTTCAGAGACGCAGCGGTGATAGCAGATAAGATGAGGTTCAGAGGACCACGCGCACCGATGAAAACGGGCTTTGAGTTCATGGGCCAAACAGGGAAAGTGAGATCGTATGCTTATGATCACACTAGTATAGTGAACTTATTGCACGCCATTTCCAATCGATTATTCAGACCAATGACTAGAGTCGATCCGGAGTGGCTAGGACAACTAAACTTCGTCACAGATAGAGAATTTAGAAAGCTAGATTTGCTCATCACACCTGAATTTATGGACGAGTATTGGTTGGAGCCTGAAGCTTTATTGAAGACCAAAGAAGGCTGGGGCGAGAGGAAGAAGGAAGTGTATAGAGATGCCATCAGGAAACAGAAGATGGACAACATGGGAGCTCTCTACTACACTGGATTCGTAAAGGCTTTAGAAACCTATTCGAATCCGAAGAACCTCCGTGGAAATGTTATATACGGAGATAAGAAACGGGCTAGGATAGTGGAGAACAGGCCTGAGATCGCAGCTGGTATACCTTGGTTAATTTCAAACTGGCTGAATGGAACGTTGGGGACTTTACTTCCAGAATATAGTTATCGAGCATCTGAGAAGAAATTGTCGAAATTTCTGGAAGAGAGAAAAGAGAAACAAGAGGTCCACACCTTATCTACAGACTTTGGAGCAATGGACTCGACTGTTTATCACGAGACACAAGAAGCTGTGGAAAGGAAGCTGCTCAGGGTTTTATTCCCGAAACTTAGAAACCGACTCATCCAATACGGTTTCACGCCAATCCAGATCAGTAAGGCGTTCAAATGGATGACGGCTCACATCAAGACGACGAAGTTTTTCACATCGATTGGAAAAATCATCTTGAGAAGGAGGGGAGGAAGGGCATCGGGTGACCCTTCTACTACATGGGCCAATACACTCACGACCATAATGTTTTACAAGACTTGCTGTATGAGGTCGAATGTCAGTGTGGTAGCTAAGGTATCAGGTGATGATTTAACCTGCTTTTCGGCCAACAAAGGCGATATCTTAGCCCTTAGAAACGAGATGTTAGCCACGACGTCTCGAGAACCCGAAGAGGATGTGGCGCACAGCGGTTTCGTGATTCCTACCGAAGAGTGCGTGTTAGGATTGAACCGAGCAACTTTTTGTTCGAAGACACTTCATGTCAAGGAGTGCGCAGTTCTGCCGAAGTTATCAAATTTCTACTTCAACTCTCGGCATTACTGTGGAACAAACCGGTTCATATTGAAAGACTGGCGAATGCATAGATTTGCGGTGGCACTTAGTAGGCTATTGGCAGCCGGTCAGTCGAGGATTCTCCAGGAGTACCCGATCCAGTTATGTAGAGCACTAAATTTAACTGGGACCTACGACACGCTGGTGTCAACACTGAGAGATTTAGTCCGATCAGCGAAGATCAACTACTTCGAGATGTTTGGAGATTTTTGGGAGTCCCAAGAAATCCAATCAGTGGAGGACGTTGACTACTTGGTGGTCACAGAATCCAAAATCGAGAAGATCAACATAGAGGTAATGTTGATGGATCCGGACGGAAATGAAAAGTGCTACCTGATGAGCGGCTTCAAAAATAAACGTATTATGAAACAAGATAAAGGAAAAGAAGCGCGCAATATGATGTCTCATTTCTTCCATCCAGATGGTAAACCAACTAGAATATCGGGGGGAGGGAGAAAAGACATAGCGGTTGGAATGGTAAAACAACACTATACAGACACCAGTTCCAATTCGATAAAGTTCTTTAGATTCCAGATGCATGATTTGAACACTTTGGGTTATGTATATTACCCAACATCTGGAACTTGGACATTTTCCCCGTCTATAGCATTGACAGGACAAGTGGGTCCAACGGGGACAGAGTATTTGGTGACATCTTTTGGGATAGTTATGGAGGAAACAGCCTCAGTCACCAATGTCCAAGGTAGGTTTTATGTGTTGCAGACTAATGAGCATTTAACCGCTGATCAAGTCAAACAACATCCTAACACCCAACCTTTGGGCATAAGGGAAACTGTCATTCACAATTTGGTACCAGACACTCCGAATGACATGTTATTTATAAGGGCAGCGACTGATCAAACAGTTCTGGAGAAATATCTCTATGTGGTCGCAGATGGCGTGAGTGCAAACTCAAGGATAGCGGTTTCGATAACAGCCAAGTATGAGTTCGTGATAACGAACCAGTACAAAGGAATCGCATCACCAGCCCAAAGAATCGGCTCAGGGACCAGAGTATTGGATTGGGTCTCAGATGCAGCCGGAAGATTTAACTCACTATCACCCGAAACTAAGAAGGGATGGTTCGACCAGATTTCAAACCTCTTTAGTAGCGGGTCAACTTTCAGACAAGCCATAAATGGAGTGTCTAGAGTTGCAGCTCCGGTTTTAGCTCTTATGAGTGGTTATAAAATGGACGGAGGCAATTACAAAGCCTTGAACTTAGAACAACCGGTAAAGAGAAACAGAGTGAGGAAAGGTAGGAGATTAGTGAAGGCAAAACCCAAAGCACTTAGAAAGAAAAAGAAAGTAGCTTTTGCGGGGTTTAAGAAAGTGGGAAAAGTGAACTACATTCACGTCGAAGGGACAGGAGAAGCCCACCCACAGTTATTGACGATAGACGGAAGCACCTTCGTGGAAGTTAATTCTATCAAGCCAGAGGAGGCAAAATTGTATTGGTTAGAACAAGCCAAACAAATAGTTCCAGCGGAAGACACGACCGAAGGAAGCTAAGAGAT